TGCGCGGGCTTCCAGGATCGCGGCTAGTCATCGATGAAGCACAAGACATACTTATAGACCTGCTGCCCGTAATACGCGAAGTTATAAGCCATTCGCAGTTCGGCCAGCTTGAGTTGTGCAGCGGTACGCCCAAGACATGGGATAATACGCTCGCAGCCATGTGGCAGGATAGCTCGCAGGCCGAATGGTTTATACCGTGCTCGCACTGCACTACCGGCGGCTTTCCTACATGGAACATCCCGTCGCCAGACTTCCATCTAGAGCGTATGCTTGGTCCGCAGGTAGATGATATATCGGAGAGGTATCCAGGAACGATCTGTCATAAGTGCGGGCAGCCAATATCTCCACGACAGGGGCGCTGGGTACACCGATATCCTGAACGCAGATGGAGGTATCCTGGGTATCATGTTTCGCAGCCGATTATGCCGTATTACTATGCAAATCCTGAGAACTGGGGACGCATACTGGCAAAGCAGCGCGGGGTTGGACCAACACCAATAAACATGTTCTATAACGAGGTGTTGGGCTGGCCGTATGATTTGGCTGCGAATCTATTGACAGAGAAAGAGCTGCGCGAGGCGGCAATTTTAGGCCCTAACACAGTCGAACATGCAATGTCGGTTCGCGACCGATATGTAACCACCGTGTTGGGAATCGACTGGGGCGGGGGCGGAGAACGAGGCATTAGTTTGACAACGCTTTCGCTAGCAGGAATGCGGTATGATGGCAAGATCGACGTGATATGGGGCATAAAGCTGTTGACGCCGCACGACCACATACGCGAGGCTATAAATATATTTGATTACTATCGAAAGCTAAGACCGAACTTTATCGCCCACGACTATGCCGGCGGCGGGGCGATCAGAGAAACATTGCTGGTGCAAGCTGGCATATCGACTGATAATATCCTGCCAATGGTATATACTATGGCCCCGGCAAGATTCCTCTGCGTCAAGCAGCTTGCGCATGGCGGATATGCGCGCGACTACTTTATGCTTGACAAAACCAGGGCCATACAGCTCGTATGCAACGCAATACGTGTTGGTATTATACACTTCTTCGATTATGACTATATATCGCCAGATGCGCCCGGACTGTTGCGCGACTTTCTGGCTCTATCCGAAGAGAAGATCAGCACCAAGGTTGGAGAAGTGTATCGCGTTACAAGGCATCCGTCGAACAGCGACGACTTCGCACAAGCGACAACGTATGCGTGCTGCGGTCTGTGGCAAGTAACACAAAAGTGGCCGGATCTGGTGCGCGCTATTGATGAGAAATATGGTGCGGGCGGTTCTCAGACTGAGGCGGAATCGTAGTGCGGTGTGGTGATTTTGTTAATATTAACAAACAAACCCACACACCCGCTCAGATGTGTGGGTTTGTATTGCGCGCGCCACACAGACTGTTTTGCAGCGTAAGTCAGTCAGTAGCGTCCCACTCGCTTTGCTGCGGTCCGACTCTTAGGAACAGCGGGCCTGGAGTATCTTGCAGCGTATTTCTGATATCTTTTACGTTCAGGCGGGCGCGTCCTTTATTATCGACCGTGGTGATGTACCCGTTTATCACGACTGGCTGCCCAATCATATCCTTCGCCGGGCGTCCGTGCTCGTCAAAGAATTCCAAGTCAAGATGTTCGTCTTTCGGCATATCTCTTGGCAGCGTCAGTTGTGCAACATAGCGACCGCTTGGTGCGCGCCAGCGCATTATTTCCAGGATCGGCGGCGCATCAGCTGGCGCACGCCCAACAAATAGAAGCGCGGCGGACGAATGCTGTCCACCCATTAACAATCGTCTGAGTGTTGTAAGGATGTCGTCAACTGCCATTCTTCGTCTCCTCTATAATGCGACATACGAATACATTATAGGGCGGTTTGTTAATATTAACAAATGGTTGTGACGTTGGGGTGATAAACTATAGCTAAGAAAAACCCACGGCCAAAGCCTGTGGGTGTGCGCCAGGGCTGTGCACTAGGCGTCAGCCCTGGCTGGTTAGCGTGGTGGCAGCTAGTCAATTGGGTGCCACCGTTCGCGGCCCACACCAACCTCTAGCGTCAGAGGTTGGTGAGGTCGGAGACGTCGGATTTGTTCGAGGTCCACCACCCCGGCCCCGGTGTGGTGGACGTATCCCCATATCCCTCCGAGCCATATAGGCTGGAGGGTTAGGTTTTCGACCTCCTCCCCCTCGAAGCGAAGCCAGATGAACCAATCCCCCGGGATGTTCCGGGGGACGTCCAGACGGGCGAGCATTCGCCCGTCTGGGGACCGCCACCGCAGGGTAGCCAAGAGGGGCCGGGACCACCATCGGGCCCGGCCGATGAACAGGATTGGCGCGGCGAAGTACTCGCCGCGCAGGAAGATACGTCTCAGCAACTTTAGCATTCTCGAACCTCCTATAAGGAGTTACCAAATGGAACCGCACCGCGCGGTTCCTTCCAAATGTAAATGCCACAAATTAACCCTAAAATTAAGTACCAATTAGCCTTAGTAATAACCCACTGTTGTGCATATCTACTATGTATATTACACTAGATAGAAAGGAGGTGCCTGGGGTTAACCAACTAGCTTTCGGACCGTAAATTATTTATCTTATGTGGGCGCGTTGAGTACCACTTTCGGGTCGTCACCACACAAAAATGTCGGCTATAGGCGACTCACTGGTCCAACGAAAAGCCCATGCCGACGACAAAGACCGGGCCTGTCGCCCGGTCTTTTTCGTTTATGCCTGCGAACGGCACAGTGCTAATCGCATCGGACTGTGCTATTAGGGACTGTCCCCAATAGCGATATTGTTGCTACGCGCTAGGATGATATCATGCGCAAAAATTATCAGCCATATAGCTTTGATTGCGGACTTGGCTCGTTTGCGACGTTAATATTGGGTTTTATAATAGTCGCAACGCTGGTTGAGCTCGCAGTGAAGGTGCTGGCAATCTGCGCGGTTATTACGATAGTCTGCTATACTGCTTGGTTAATATGGAAACTGTTTTTCAACAACAAAAACAGTACCAAGCATGATGCCGATGCGTCGTACTGCTATGTACCGCGGCGTAACGCGCATAATGCGCTATCGCATGAAAGGTCGACGCGTCGGCGCTATACACGAAAACGCCCGCATTGCAACAGACCGCGCAATAACCAACCCGATAAGCGGCGAGCCAATAAAATTCGGCAACCCATAAATGCTATAGTGTTGCCACAGGACGCACGAGCGCTAATCGTTGGCGGCAAGCTTCAAAACTTGCCGCCGCGTTAGCTATTTTGGCAATGTATGATCGAAGCGCACGGGGCGCTTCGATTATTATTATTACATATCGATTTAGTTAATAATTTTTAGTATAATAAGAACAGCGTATGGAATGAATACGCATTGCATAACTCCGCTTGTTTATAACGGGAGGCATAACCGATGCATACAAAGCGAGCAATTGATTGGAAAAAGCTTGGCGCGGCACTGCTGAAGCCGGATATTACCGGCGACATTGACAAGTCGTTGGCGCCCGATATACGAAAAACCGCGCCCCCGACACCAAAACCAGCCCCAAAACCGGCACCAAAACCTGATAAGCGCATGCAAACGCCGGCGCCCATTTCGCAAAGCGCCGCTCCTCCGATGCCAGAGCCCGACATGCAAAATCAGCCGATGGGCGGCGCCCCGGCCGGAAATATGCTCGGTAAGCCAGGCTTGCTTGCAGATCAAAAATACGTGGATCAGTATATAAAAGATCTATATGCTGCGCATGACATGACGTTAGCGGGCGCCGATCCTTATCCTGAGGATGACGACGAAGATCATCCAGAACTATACAAACGACTTGTGAAAATTCAAGAGCGCACTGAAGATATTTTGAGATCAATTAGACCGAATATGAGTCCGAAAGAATTAGCCAATATGGGGCGTATTGTATGGGCGCTCTACAATATGGACCGCGAAATACACCAGAATAGTGGCTTGCAGGCGCCGCCGCCACCGCCGCCCAATGCCGATCCTCGCGTGCTAGAGGAAAAGCTATTAGACATGTGGATGGGTGTTGAGAGTTTGAAGCCGACACCCGCTCGGCGCGATATTCGTGATGTAATCGGCAGACCGCTGTTGCGCGATCTGTTGCCGCAAGAAGACTAGCTTTTGACACATATCAGACTCGCGAGTCCTGATAAGGTCTAACCAATGCATACAAAGCGAGCAGTCGACTGGGGTAGTATCGGCAAGCTTCTGCTGGCGCCGGAGTTGATTGGTGCTATCGTTGGCGGCGTCGGCGCACCTCTTGCTACGTATCTTGTGCGACGTAATAAAGAGATGCCGAAGTGGCGACGAATCGCCGAGTTGCTCGGTGCCGGAGTGTTGGGCGCCGGTGTTGGCGCGGTTACCGGCCATGGAGGTAGGGAATTAGAACGTGCCTACAATGATCGCAAGTTGGATTTATTGGGTTGGCCAATTGGTGCGATTGAGGCTGGGGCTGTTGGCGGTATCCTCGCTCCACTTGCTCTGTATCTCGCGCGCCGGAAAGAAGATGTGTCGACGATGCAGATGCTTGCTGAACTACTTGGTATGGCAGCGCTAGGTACTGGATTTGGAGCCGGAATCGGCAGACTTGGCCTTAAGACATATTGGCATATTTGACACATTATCTTATGCCGGCAGTGTGCTGCGCATAGCCGTATTTATAAAAAATGTGAATAATCCGCTAAATATGCATTACGCGGGGTAATTCGCTTGCGGTCCATCGGGCGACAAACGATGATAAAGCGCGCAATAGACTGGGAATCGATTGGTCGAGTGTTAATAACGCCAGAAGTGCTTGGTACCGTCATCGGCGGCGTTGGTCTGCCACTGATCACGCATAGTTTGCGGCGAAATAAGGAGATGCCGAAGTGGCGGCGGATTGCTGAGTTGCTTGGCGCCGGCGCACTCGGCGCTATGGCTGGTCTGGGCACTGGAGTCGCCGGCAGGGCTGTGGTCAACACACTTGAGGACGAAAATCCGGTGCTGCTGTATGATCTTATTGCTAGTGCGATTGCCGGTGGTACAACTGTGCCTCTTGCTGTTTATCTTGCACGTCGGAATGAGGATATATCTACTAAGCGGCGGATCGCCGAGCTAATCGGCGCCAGCGTGCTGGGATCTATGGCTGGCATAGGTGCATATCCTGCTGGCCTTATTGCTGCCTATTTACCATATCCGATGTTTTTTAACATGTATAATAAGTTGTGACGGACGCCAGAAGCGATCGGTGCTATTGTTGGCGGCGTCGGCGCACCTCTTGCTACGCAAGTGGGAATTAAAGCCGACAGAGTGGACCAGGTGATGGTCATTATTAGTGCTGACTCGGCGCCAAACAGCGCTAGTAGCGTGCATTGCAGATGATACTTGATGTGCTATCTCGGTTTATAGGCTGATTCGGAGGACACTGATCCTATGAATATTAAGAGATTTTTCGGCCTCAGTGAGCAACAACTCGCGCGACTCACATCGGCGAAACTCGTAAAGTCCGCGAGCGTAAACGCAGCCGAGCCCAATTATTACGCAGACAGCGTTAATAAACGCTTTCCGCTGGATACACCACAAATGATTTTGCTGTCGGCGGCGGCGTTTACCAAACTAGCTGCCGATATGCCCGAGCATCGACGTAAATCGGTGGAACAAAACATATTGAAGGCTGCAAATGCGTTCGCTATCGACGACGAAGTAAAGCGGATGCTTGAAGGGCCGCCCGCCGAGCCGACTTCGGATGTCAAATACGGGCTGATCGTTAAAAAGGGAAATACGGTACGCAAGTTGTACCCAATGCGCAGCGCTGCCGAAGTTAAGCGAGCCGCCGAATATTTTGTTGCACACCGACACGAGCTTCCGTGGCATTTGCGACATCAGATGGCGTACAACATTCTAGATGCGGCTGCTCACTTTGAGACTTCATTGCATGACGCCGAAGGCCCGATTACCAAGAGCGCATGCGACGGTATTTCATCCAAAGACGACGCACTTAAGCAGATCAGGCAGAGAATTACATGGGCCAAGCGCACTCCAAATGCCGATATTCTCGTCGAACCACTAACCAAGCTGGCGCAGGCAATCGAGCAGCATGGCGGCATGGACTTCAGTTCCAGATTTTCTCTGGTAGAGCTGCTTGACAGAATGGATCGTGCGTACAAGTGGAATAGATACTATGATGGCAATAATATGCCTGAGGATGCGCTGTTCGGGTTTACACGTAATGATCTGCGGCTTGTAAAGCAGGCATTCGTCGAAAATGCGCGAGCCGGCGTGATATATGGTCTGGACGACATTACTAGCAAGATTCCGCGAGATGTATTGGAGGCCGCTGTCGGCACCAGCACGATGGCGCGTATGACTGACGATAACGGTCATCTGGACCCCGTTCGCATGTCGAAGGTATTGGCGGGTCCGGTTGGCGACACATTCCATAAACTTGCTGCTGCTCACGGCGTAGTGCCGTGTGGACGTATACAGTCTGAGTTTAAGTTCCCGGATGAAGTGAAGCGGCAACTTGCGGCTGCGCATGATCGCCGCAAGCGTGCTAGCTTGTGGGGGATGGTTAATGTCAATTAGTGTTCTGGCGCTGGACATAGGAACTAACACTGGATGGGCCCACTCGTGTGGGGCTGGTGGTGTGTGGGACTTATCAGTAGGCCCGGATGAGAGTACTGGCTATCGACTAATAAAGCTGCGCGGGATGCTGAATGATATTAAAAGTAAATATGGCATAGATCTGGTAGTATTTGAGGCGCCACGCAATCTGCGATACGGGCACGCAACGCGGGTTCTCGCGCAGTTTCAGGCTGTAATAGAAATGTGGTGCATTGATAATAACGTCGAGTATAAAGGATTTTCGCCTACTGAGATAAAGCGCTACGCTACTGGCAGCGGGCATGCTAATAAAGAACAAATGCTAGCCGCAGCCAAAAAGAAGTGGCCTAAAATACGTGACCCCAATCATGCCGACGCAAGATGGCTGTTGGAAATGGTTTGCGATACGGTTCTTGGCGAAAAAGTGCGTTAATTAGTTAATATTAACTAACCATGAGTAACGAAGATCGTGATATTGTACTGCTACGCGGCATGTCAGACGCGTTTGCGCGGGCTGTCGATCTGCTTAGCCAGGGCGTCAACCCGCGCTTTTATTTAGTATATGTTCGTGATGTCGGCGCTCCAACTATTAAAGAATTCGATACCATGCAGCAATGCCTGGATGCAATACAAGAGCTTCAAATAGAGCAAATCAATAATCCAGACAGTCCAATATACATTAACGTGTTTGAAGGCAAACAGTGGAAGCTTACCAAGACGCCGGCGCCCGGCATAGTCGCGGGCGATAATTTCGTACCGCTTAAGCCAATAAAGGCGCCGGTGAGCGAAAATGGATCGGTTAAGAGTTTGTTGGATGTAATTCAAATGTAAGGTATGTAATATGGCGGCCAACGTACAATCTTCGGAAACGTTTATCGGCGAACGGCTTGGTGCACCATATCGTCAGATACCCGGATGGGAGACGGTGCGACCGCCCGGCGCCGGATACCTGGTTATGGCTAGAGTCAATGATGTCAGTCCTGATTTTGATCCAAACCGTGTAAGTCGCCCGATTATTATAGACCCGGGCACGGAGTACGAACGTATGTTTGACCCAACTACAGGTGCAATTATTCCTCGTGGGCGCGCAGCGCATGCAATGGCTACCGCCGGTAAAGTTGTAGGTCCTTCTCTATTTAACAAAGTAGAGCAGAAACCGACGCAGCCATCTGTGCAACCTGTTGCTGCGCCACAAAGCGGACAGGTATCGCGCACATTACCAAAGCGCAAAGTAGAAATGGAGATGGAAGGCACGCCATTCAAAACGATGGCGAGCTTTCATGAAATTATTGAGATTCAAACCGATAACAGGGTGAGCCATATAGCTTTCGTGTGGGATCTATCAGACGATTCCACGCGTACCGCCATCTTGCGGGTACCTGATGGACGGCTGGCTGTCGCACTGGATGGTGATAAAAGAATATTTCTGTGCAGCCTGGACAATCCGGTTGTTTTCACATTTCGCGGTTTCGAGCTTTGCATTCTAGAGGTGCTGAAGGAGGTTAACTATGGGGATGACTAAAATCGGCGCTGTTATGAAAGGCGTTACGAAGCCTGAAAAGCCGAGCGCCAAGCCTAAAACGTTAAAACAGTTGGCCAATTGCCCCCAGGTGCGGTTGGCTAAAAAGGTCGAAAAGCGTGTGCAGAAATAACTGACGTTGCCAGGCGGGTTCGGACAATAGTATAAGGCTGACGATCATGCTGCAAGGTTCTGAAGATTTAATCCCTATGGCGTGGTCTGGTGAGCGGGAACAGGCGTTTCCTGCTCCGTGGTTCGATTACGCATCGACGCAGATGCCGATATCGATGATTGACGCACTGCGCTGGTGCGAGTTTATCGTATCCACGCAGCCTGTATATCGTTCGGCTATCGAGCGCGTCGTGTCGTACTTTATTACTGAAATCGATGTTAGCGGCACGGACGATGCGGGCAAAAAGAAATATAAAGAGCTGCTCGAAAACACGCTTGGTATATACAGCCATCTAAAGGCCATCGGAATCGATTTTTTGACCTACGGTAACAGCTTCATCAGCATTATCGAACCGATGCGCAAATATTTCTCGTGCGGCAACGAGAATTGCGGGTTCGAGGCTCCCGCAACTGTTGTGCTGGAAAACAACGAATTCAGGGCTCAATGGCGTAATGGTGTTGTAAGCGCACAGTGCCCGAACTGCAATCGTCGTACTAACTGGCACAGCATTACCCGCAAAAATCTGTCTGGCGACAATATACAGATCAAACGATGGCCGCCTTACGAAATACTCATTGAATGGTGCCCAGTAACCGACAAGACGCGCATTATCTGGCGTGTTCCTGGTTACTTCCGCCGTCAGGTTATGCGCGGCGATCCGTTTGTAATAAGCAACGTTCCTGACGAACTTCTCCAGGCGGCGCTGCACAACCAGGATGTGCGTTTTTATCCCTCAGAGATTCTGCATCTCAAAGAGCCTTGCCTTGCCGGACATTACGTGCGCGGCTGGGGAGTGAGTCGTGTTCTCACTCATTTCCGCCAAGCATGGCTTCTGGCTGTCTATCACAGACACAACGAAGCCATCGCGATGGATTACATTATGCCGCTGCGTATTATCAGCCCAGAAACCAAGGGCTCGGTAATAGGCGACCCGCTGCTTATGGGGGATATGGGCAAGCTTTCCTCCGACCTTGAGTTTATGATACATGCGCGCAGGTCGGATCCGACACGATGGGCGATATTTCCGTTTCCGGTGCGCTATCAGTTTGTCGGCGGAGAAGGCTCGCAGATGGCGCCTGTTAACCTGATCGAGCATACGAGGAACGATATGCTCGAATCTATCGGAATACCAGTTGAACTGTATAGGGCCAATCTGTCGCTTAACAGTGCACCTATCGCTGTGCGATTGTTTGAGACGTGCTGGTCGCACCTGGTATTCATGTTTAACCGATTCTTGCAATGGACAGTGGATAGGATTGCAAAACTGTACGGGTGGGATCCGGTATCTGTAAAGCTGATACGACCATCCATATCCGACGACATCAACCGGCAAATGGCCAGACTGCAACTCATGCTGTCCGGTATCGTATCTCGCTCTACGGCGCTCAAGCCGATGGGTGTGGATTTCGAGGAAGAAGTACGACGGCGGATGGACGAAGAGCGCATTCTGGCCGAACAAACGGCAGAGGCCCAAAAAGAGATCGAGCAAGAGTCGGCAATGCAGCAGTTGCTGGCAAATGTTGTTGGGATGGGCGATATGTCGCAAATGGCTGCCGGGATGCCTGGCGGCGCGATGCCTGCTGGTGCGCCGGGCGGCGCGCCCGGCGGTGCTCCGCCACCTGTCCCACCATCACCGGAAGCGGTAGCTATGGCTCAGATAGGCGTCAGCGGATCACAATTCTCTCCCGCCGATATCGAGGGTATGGCTACCACGCTGGCGCAGCAGATATATACACAACCACTCGGACAACGTATCAGCTCGTTGCGTAGGTTGCGTATGCAAAGTCCTGTCGTACATGCGGTTGTCAAAGAGAAAATCAGGCAGATGGACGCTGCCGGAGAGCAACAAGGGCGCGAGGCAATGCGCGCATCTGCAGCTCAGGGCGGCATGATGCCGCGTTAGTTAATATTAACTAATTTTCGACCATGTTTCACAATCCTGGTAGAAGCCTGATTCATATACGTCCGGAAGATCTAGCTGCGCGTTTGCGGCAGCGGCGAGACGGTACGCCGCTTATACGCGCCATTGAGCGGATGAAAGAGGAAGAACAGCAGCGACAGGCGCAGCCTGCGGAAGTGCGCCTGCCGGTTCAGGATTTCGGTATACCGCTTAAAGATGATACGGTAGATGCGGTTCCTATGACGTGTGAAACACCGCAAGCGATAACTGTTGAAAGATTGTTGGGGCTGATGCAATGACTGATATTGCACTTAGGCGACGAGCGATATTGATGATGGTGAAGATGGGGGTGACCGATGCGGGCGCCGGCGCCAATGTTCCGCAAATTACGATAGAAGATATCGAATTTCCGGGAGGCAAGCTAGATACACATCAGCTAGGTGCCCATATTGTTGAGGGGATAAAATGGCAACGCCCACTGCTAGGCGCGCTTGTCGGTCCAGAGTATAGAAATGTTATGAAGCAGGAGCCTGTCATTTCAAAACTACCGCAGATAGGTTCCACAAGTACCATAAAAATCACGGGCGAGCAATTACCACACATGCTGCGCGTTGTTGGTGCGTATGGTAACACCAAGGTATTGCGGGAATTGCAACGTGAGGCTAAGGAGCGCGGACAATTTGATATAGATAAATTGGTTAACGAGTATAACAGAATTATAACCAGTAGTCCAAAAGAGTTTCGCGGCGTTGCTACTATACAGCTGTCTGATCAGGCAAAAGAAAATATAAGAAAACAGTTAGAAGGTGTAAAAGAGCAAGCTGCGGCACACGCTAAGCCTGTGTATGGCGGGTTTGATCCTAATAAGATAGGAGATGCTGTCATAAATGATGTAATGAATGAGCTCAAAGATGTTCAAAGTAGCCAAAAGCCTGTGCATCAGTATTTTAAGGACCGTATAAACAAATTGCAGCTCGAAATTCAGAACGCGCTCAATAAGAATCCTAATCAGATACCCTATGATATGATGGCAAAGATCGTGCTGTATCAGCAGCTGGCCAATTTCCAGGGCAACGAGATTCCGGATGAAAATAGACTACGAGCAGCTTTGGATACGAATGATGACGGTTATATAAGCGCAAAAGAGTGGCGTATTGCATATAACAACGTTGGGCGCTCTCTCGGCTTGCCGCGACTAGATAGTCCGAATGTATGGACGTGGTTTACTGAATTCTTTGGTGATTTGCCCACGATTCAAAAAGTTGCACTGGTTGCGGGAATACCGCTGTCATTGATAGGGATTGTGGGCACGGTAATAGACGGTCCAGACATAATGAGTTTGCTTGTATTTGGGCTGGGACTTGCAGGCATCATATGGCCACTATATGCGTCCGGAACATTGTCGCAGGTGATCGGTTATCTGACAGGACTTGGTTGATCGGTTATGTGGCAGAACAGTCTGATAGCACGGCTGTGTAATGCTGCGCTAACTGTTAAAATCGCGCAACGCGATAACATTGCACAGCATAAAACATACCCATCACAAGCTGACCAGCCGTCGGCAGGACAGGCTGGGCAGCCACCCGAGCAAACACAACCGCCTGCAAGACAGAGTGCGCAGCAACAGCCGCAAACACCTGTTGGGCCGGTTGTGCAACAGCCGCCAGTTGCGCAGGTGTACGGACCGCAGCAGCCACGATATTTAGATATGAGTGCATCGCCTCCCAGTCGCCTTCCGCCGAATGCGTACGCGAGAGTATACGATGCCGAGTCTCTGCCCGCGCATCCTCCGCAGCGCGTAAACGTCACAGAAAAGCGGCCATCTACGGACTCGCCAGAAAGTGTAATCGGGCCGAAGATGCCACAATCGCCGCTGCGACAACCATTGCAGGCAGGGCCACAATCTAAAGCCATCAGCGACGTCGAGCAGCGGCTGCCAGTTGCGCGGGTGTACGGACCGCAGCAGCCACGATATTTAGATATGAGTGCGGCGCCTCCAAGTCGCCCTTCGCCAAATGCGTACGCGGGAACGTACGGTGCCGAGTTTCTGCTCGCGCATCCTCCGCGGCGCGTAAACGTCACAGAAGAGCAGCCATCTACGGATCCGTTAGAGGGTGCGATCGGGGCGATAATACCACCATCGCCGCTGCGACAACCATTGCAGGCAGGGCCACAATCTAAAGCCATCAGCGACGTCGAGCAGCGGCTGCCAGTTGCGCGGGTGTACGGACCGCAGCAGCCACGATATTTAGATATGAGTGCGGCGCCTCCAAGTCGCCGTCCGTCGGATGCGTACGCGAGAATAGCCGATGCCGACGCTCTGCGACGATTCACGCTGCCGCGAGGCGTAAACGCCATAGAAGAGCGGCCATCTACGGATCCGTTAGAGGTTGCGATCGGGGCGATTCCCGGTCGCCTTCCGCCGGATGCGTACGCGAGAATAGCCGATGCCGACGCTCTGCGACGATTCACGCTGCCGCGACGCGTAAACGCCACAGAAGAGCAGCCATTTACGGATCCGTTAGAGGGTGCGGTCGGGGCGATAATACCACCATCGCCGCTGCGACCAAGACCTAGGCGATCGGGCAAAGTATATACCGTGAGCAAGGCGCGCGATGTTATCGGCCGTTGTAGCTGGCGACAGGAGGGTCGGTTCACGTACCTGTATATCGATGATAAGCTAGTGACTAATGAAGAAACAATATCAGATATCATCAGTATGTATGAATTTTTCGACACACTCCGAGGCCCACCAGGGCCGATTAACATTGATGGGATTCAGCCTCTTACGTTTGAACAACTGCTCCGTTATATGAATAACCTGCCGATTGACATCAGGCTAACCAGCACGATTGATGCGGTTTTTGTAAAAACACCAGATAGCGATCCAAAAACGCTTATTCGCGAGTACGGTGCCGGCGGTCTGCTTGAGGCGTTTTTTAATGCATCATCATATACATGGGTCACATATAATGGACGTTTGTATCCGCTTGAGCGCGTTGGTAATGGTTTTCAACTATTAACTGACAGCAACGCACACAGGATGATTCGCGTTATTAATTCACTACCGTCGGACGTAGCTCGCAGTCTGTTGCTCGGGCCGATTTATGCGCGCGATAAATATAAAGTGCTTGCACCATATCTGACTGCGGCCGCGTCGCGGCAAATTAATAGAGCCATGGCAGTAGGCGGGCCCGCTGGTAATCAGTCGCTTAAGTATTTATCGCAAGTAGACTACAGTTATGTACGACCAAACAAGCTACTATTCGCCCAACAGTGTTTCATGGACATGGCCGATGGTGCGGCCGAGTATTATTCTCTTAAAGACATTGAACTGATTGAAAGAGGTCACAAGAAACCTAGACCTAAAGACATTGAACTGATTAAAGGAGGTTGCGAGGGATGTTGGTCGCGGTTTAATAAATATGTGCGCGATGTTAAATGGGCAACCGACCCATTTACGGGCCTATACGTTCCAGTATCTGGTCATTTTAATATTGTTGACAAGCATGGAAATGTTATTGAGATTGCCGTTGATGATGTTGTTGATGTTAACAAAGCCGACGCGGTACATCGCGAGAAAGTGCTGTGGCTTGTTTCTATACTAAATCGGCTACCCGGCAACGTGCGCGAGTTTATAACAAGCAATCCAAACGATCCTGATTATGTGCCAGTTAATATTGACAATTTCAGGAAGAAGTTTTTAAACGCCGCTAAAAATAAAGAGGCTAAATATAGAAGCATTGTGCCAGATGCTACAAAGAGTTGGCAGTACTATCTGCGTATATCGCCAGAAAGTCAGGCGCAAGCGATAAATGAAGCGACTAATAATTTTGTTTCATTTTGTCGTTTAATGCCGATAGATTTGGCCGTCAAGTGGTATGCGGACGTCGCTGTGGCGTCTAATTTTTATTTCAGTTACGAGGATGGTGAGTGGACCGCATCTTATCCGCTATCGGGCGTGCCAGATGTGGAGAAAAATAAAAAAATGACCGACATGAACAGCATGCGCGACGACGCAAAAATCCTGATAGAGCGCGCGCCGTGGCCCGTTCAGCGAGCAATGGTTATGGTGGCGCCAGCAGTACGCATAGCGGAATTACATAAATCATTGGCCAGATATGCGGATGAACAGCAAAGAGCTGCAGTCGAATCAGCGCTGCATGCGCTCAATCTTGTGATACTTGGTGCAGCCCTGATAAAGTCGTTGTCCACCGGAGGGTTGTCGCTCAGTCTAGTAAGTCCAGCTGCTCGTGAAGCCGTGAAGGCCGGCTTACGGCCAGCTGCCATGTACGCGGTAGGCTGGCTATGGCGCACATTTGGTCTGCCGGCAATTATTTACGGATATTCGAGAGATCCGGAAACGATAATGAATGCTATACATTTCTTAACTGGTGAAGATGTAAAGGCACCTATTAGGACGGCCGTGACACACCTGCTCGCAGAGCCTGTAGAACATAGATATCATGATATTGACGAGGCATTAGAGTACATGCCGCGTTAATACAGGTTATGCTCTGCCGATTAGTGTAGTTACATAACCATTTAAGGAGCAATAAATATGGGTACGAACGATCCTGTGCGTCGCTTGGCAATTTTATATATGGTAAAATCTGGACGCATCGCGAAGTCGGCGCAAACGCCCTCGGGGCTGAAAAATAAGGCGAGGGAAGGACTTGGCTGGGCCGGGCGGCAGCTTAAAACTTTTTGGCACTGGACCACCGGGGCTAGCGGGTATGTGAATCCGCGAGCGAAGCAAATTCGTACAGCTGTTGATCTTGCTAGTCCCGCTGTCACGAGAGAAGCTATAGACGTGGCTAATAAAGCGTACTTGGACAGGATTGCGACCTTAAGCCATATTACAAATAAAATCAGTCCCGAACGGGCAGCACAAATGAGCGATGAAGTAAGAAACGTCATGACTAAGGAATATCAAAATACACTTAATAAGTTAACTGATAATGGGAGGCGACTAGCTAGTGCGGATGATTATCGTAAGGCATTCAATAGTGCGCGCGAGGTCGGGCAGAAGAAACTTAAAAGTATGGTGGCCGAGGTGGACGAGGATATTGCTAATAATATTGCTAAAGAGGTACCATTCCCTAGGCTAAACACAAATATCAATATATCAGCGCATACCGATAGTTTGATTAAGGCCTTAGGTCCTGAAGATAATGTAACCCCCGGAATGAGGAAGGCACTTCAGGACATGCTTATAAGACAGTCTATACGCAGCCAGCCTTTGCCTGTCGACGAAATGGTTACGGGTGATGTAAAAAACCAGCTATATAAGGAATATCCGTGGGGGGATTGGCTGAAGGGTGTTGGAACGACGCTAGGGCTTTTGGGTTTGATCATCGAAGGGGCGAGACGTTATCTTGGCGGCGGCGGCGAGCGACAGCAGGGGGGTTATGAAATACCTGAACCTCCCGACGCAGGCGGCTTGGAACGCGCGCCGGGGATATTGCAGGTGCAGCCTTTGCCAACGCAACAAGAACCAGGCGGTGTGTTCTCAATTGGGCCTGGTGGCGTGCCTGGTGGTGTGCCTGGTGATGTGCCTAGTGATGTGCCCGGACAACGATCAGCGCCCACTAGCAACACACGGGGTAGCTTTTATCGAAGCAGCAAAAATAACTAATAGCGAAAAACAAGAAAGGACACTAACGATGCACATTGATCGTAGTGCTATTGTGCGCTGCGTTAAGCGCGGGGCGACCAAGTTTGGGGCTGAAGTAGATCTAACGCTACCTCCAGACCATTTCTTTCACCGGGGTACGACGCCGTTGGACCCACCAAACATGGAGGAAGATATAGCCGCGACGCCTGCGCCGGATGCCGGTTCAAGTAACTTACTGCGAACGCTGGCGGCGGGCACAAAAGACTATGCGAAGACATTAGCGGAACGCAGCAAGAGTAACTTGAATTTGCTGGGCGCGCGCGCAAGGGAGCGAGCACAAGCAGCGCTGGAAGAGATAAAAAGTCGGCTTCGTAGCATGCCTGCCGCACGAGAAGAAGTTGCAGGGCCGAGATTTCCTACTCCTATACCGCCTGAACAGCCGCGCAGTGAAGAAGAAATGGAGGAAGATATAGCCGCGACGCCTGCGCCGGATGCCGGTTCAAGTAACTTACTGCGAACGCTGGCGGCGGGCACAAAAGACTATGCGAAGACATTAGCGGAACGCAGCAAGAGTAACTTGAATT